CCTTACTTTTTTGTTGTCTGTAACCTTGAGCTCTACCATAAAAAAACCACATTTATCATTGTATCCCAATAGATCTGGGGTTCCAAACGAACTCCAAGACTCTAGTCTAGTCCACTTAATTTTGGGTGTATTTTTCTTTAGTAGTTGCCAAAGTTTTGTCTCTGGTTTCATCGTACTGTACCTTATAAATTTGTTTCATAACTGTAGTAAAAGGATTAAGATCAAAGTCCCTAGCACAGCCAGATAATAGGATTAATATTATGATATACCTCACATTTGACTTGTACGCTAACTTACGTTATAAGTCAATCTATGGGAGTACCAGCCAAATTAACAGAACGACAAATAAAGTTTGCAGAGTTATTAGTATATAACGAAGGCAGAATGTCAGCATCTGAAGCAGCATATCAAGCAGGGTACAAAACACGTCCCAGACAAGCTGCATCAGAGTTAAGAAGTCCAAAAAGATCTCCATTAGTAGTTAAATATATAGGGGAGTTGAGAGCAGAAGTCCAAGAGAAATACGGTATATCATTCGAGAGACATATTACTGAGCTTGCAAAAATTAGAGACGACGCCAGAGCTAAAGGTGCATGGAGTGCAGCAACCAATGCAGAGGTAGCGAGAGGTAAGGCCGGCGGATTGTATGTGGATCAAAAGTTAATCCTGTCTGCCAATGTAGATAACTTATCTGAACAAGAGATAAAAGATAAGATGAAAAAAATATTAGAAGATCACAAAGACCTTATAGAAGGTACAGCAACAGAAGTATCATCAGTGATAGATGAACAACCACAAACTTTAAAAAAACTAAATTAAGTTTTCTTCCGGGAAATAGTAAGTATTTTTCCAAATCGTAATGGTTTGGGTTTATTGACTGGCGCTTGGATTCCTTGAGAGTCTGGGCCTTTAAGTGGTGGGATTTGTTTCCATTTAACATTGGGCATATTCCTCGTAAGTGTTGGATTTTTTTTATTCATCTACTAGAACGTAAGAGATGTGTGTGTATTTATTTTTCCTTGCAAAGAGACAACGCTGATCACCTCTGATAACAGTGCCATCACTTTTTTTAATTTGAATAGGGTCATTCATTCCATTTTTTAATAAATCTTTTTCTAATGCTATATAAGTTTCAGTTTCATTGCAACCAGGTAATTTAGTTTTCCTGGTCTGTGGTATGTCATCAAGTTTAATGACAGACACTCCAGGGCCTGTTGTATTAGCAGTTAAAAATTTCAGAAAATGATTGCGCCAAGAATAAAACCTACTACGCCACCTATGATGTACTCTCTGTGCATCAACCAAGTATGTTCCATATATTCTTTTGCTCGTTCTATTTGTTTGTTCATAAATTTATTTTCTCCATCTTCATTATACACCCAATTGGATAGACATTTCTATCAGAAAATAACTCATCCCCTTGTTCATAACTAGCAAAAGTCCATAAGTTTTTTCTATCTTTTTTAAATACATAAGCTTGAGTAATCATAGTGCTAGGTTTAAAACTAATAAACTCATCCTTAGTTGCATGACCTGCATCACCTGTAATGTCAGCCCAAGTAATTTTATAAAAATAATATTTTTTATTTTTAATTATAACATGTCTGAACTTAGACTTCTTCCTAGATTTTGGCATATGTTTTTATACTATAAGGTGAGATTTTAGGCAAAAAAGTTTTTTATAAAAACAAAAATGCCCTCGCGCGCCGAGTACATAAACAGAAAACTCAATGAAATCAACAGTTATTTGACTGTGCCACGGTAGAATCTGCTATTATTCAATAAAGACGCCATTTGTGCCAAGCTGTGCCACCATATTTGGACAGCGCGGAACAGCTATTATTAGCTAATACCAACACTAATAGCTCAAAAAAAGGCTTTGTGCCACTGTGCCACGGTATTTTTTTTTACTCTGAAAAAAAATTAAAGGGGTCAAAATTTCTCTTATAGTGGAACAGAGACTGTTGCATAAATGTCACAGAATATAGGCCTACGCAATTCGTTTGCCATTTGAAATACTATGTAATATTTCTTTATTCTTTTTGTTGACATATTTTATCCAGCCAGTCCATTTGGGGTTTTCTGTCGTCAAAGATTTTAAAAGTCTTTTGTAAGACATACCCTCTCTTTTTTCTTCTGCTTGACCTTCTTCTAAAATTGTAAATGTATACTTCATAATTTGTTGGGGCTACCTCCACTCTCGCTTTGATAGCCCTGTGTCGACCACATTCCCTTGGGAATATTTAAGTTCTCTTCCATGTACCCGATCTGTTTTGAAATCTTTTATCTGTATCTGCTTTAAAAACTACCCTTGCTGGCTCCATAGAGCCTATAATTTTACTCTCCTGCAGCTCAATACGTCTTAGGTCCTCTAAAAAGCCATCTAAAGATTCTATGTAGATGTGGCAGTCTGAGATCACACTACCTTTTTGACCATTAGTAAACTTAGCTAGTACTTCTTGTAGATCTCTTACTCTCATCTCTCTCCTTTATTTCATTGCCATATTCTCGACATAATTTATACCACTGATTAGTCCAGATTCTTTTTAAATCTTCATCATCAGTTTTGTTCACTTGATTGGCTAGTTTGTTCAACTTGTCCATTCTTGTGTTCATCATTGGTTCTTTTTCCATAGTATTGACTTATCCTTCCTAACCATTTGTATTTGTATTGTTTATATTCTTCACCCTCTATAACAAATTCCTGATAATAATTGTCTTTAGAACACATCATGATCACACCTTTGTTAATTGTAGTTTTGTGCATATAGTCGTGGGCCATTCCATATGCAGCCAATTGTAGACAGTAGTCTTCAATCCATTCCCTTCTCTTAGGTTTATTCGTTTGTTTAAAATCTATTATAGCTGGTTCACCTTTGTGCATAGCTACTAAGTCTGTCTGTCCTGCGTATAGCCCAGGATAAAATAGAGTACATTCAATTCCATAATATTCTGGTACATGACAGAGTCCTTGTTCAATAACTCTGACAGCCATGTTGTGTGCTTGCTTTCCTACATTAGTTAGATCGAGATAACCTTCTTCAAGAATATATTTTTCTAGAATCTTGTGCATCGCCGTTCCGCGTTCAGCGCTCTCTTGAGTAATCTTCGCTGCAGCCTCTTCACCGATCCGCGCTCGCCAATTAGCTAAACTATCTTCCTTTTCCTTCGGTGAGGTACCACTTAGAATCGTTGTAACACTTGGTAATTTATCTTTACCATACACATAATGGCGTTTTCCCTCCACCTCTTCACGAACAGATTTGGGATATCTATATTTTAAATTTTTTTTCATCTATTATTAACTTTCCATTTAAGTGATCCATTTCATGTTGAACTACCTTACCAGGTAAATAACTAAATGTTTTATGTTGACGTTTACCATGTTTACAAGTCCATTCCAAATCAACCGTTATAGATCTTTTTACTGTTACCAATCCGCCAGGACAGGATAGACATCCTTCCATATGGTTTACTTTTTTATTATTCTTAGATGTAATAACAGGATTAATAAAAACTTGAGCATGGTTTCTATCATTAGAAACATCCATAACAAATATTCTTTTATTGTAACCAGCCTGATTAGCAGCAAGACCAATACCATTTTCTAAATACATCAACGTAATCATGTTTTGTATTATAATTTTATTTTCATCACTGGTAGGAAGTGTTACTTCTTCAGTGGGTGCTCTTAAAAAAGGATCAGGATGTTTTACTAGATTCATTTAATACTCTTCTTATGTTGCCAAATGTTATTATTAAAAACTTTAATCAATCGGCTAAGTTCTACTTTATATTCCTTATCAAACTTATCCTTGAAGATAACTTCACAGTCATCCCCTGATAGTTCATGTCCTTCCCACACTAAAGTTATTTTATCTTTTTCTTTCATGTCTTTTGTCCTACTAGTTGCCATTTACCTCGGTATACAAATTTACGTCGTTGAGTGGGATAACCATTATCTACACACCATTGATCGGCGTACCTTTCGATAAGCGTAGATTCTTGCCGTGCACCGCCGTGTTTATTCTTTTCTGGACTGTGCTTGTCTAACTGATTCTTGGTAACTGTCATTTAATTCCTTTTTTTCTTTTTCTGCTTCTTCTAAAAAATCTTTAACATCCCCGAGACTAGTATCTTTTCCTACTATTCCTTTTTTAAATATTTCATTAAATCTTTTTCTATACAAATCGTTGGAAACCCTTGATTTTCCGTCCCATTTTGCACCTTGAGATTTATTTTCCTTTGTCATATTTTCCTTTAAACAAGTCTTCTAGTTCTCTTTTATAAATCATTTTGTCGTACTCTCTGTCATTTTCAGAACGTGCCAATGCTTTTTTTAATTCTTCATTTTCTTTTGTAAGTTTTTCTATTTGTAAAGTTAAGTCTCCCTCTCCTCTGTCTTCGCTTTTATTTAACTTAGCCTCAGCTTCACGCCTTTTTGTTTTTTCTTCGCGCCACATTTCTAACAAAGTATAATGATCTTCAACTGAGCCCATCTTTAGCTTTCTGAAAATTTACCCAATCCAATGGAGTAGAACTTGATTTTCTGTTATTACAACCAAGACAACAGAATCTAATGTTGTCATAAGTATAAGTGATGATAGGATCCCACCTATCAATTGAAAAGTTTTTATCTTTACTTGCGTCTAGTTTACTTCTTTTGTTTTTTACAGTCCCGCGCGTTAAGTAATTAACTTTATAGGTCCAGGGAGAATGACAGTAATGACAGATGTATCCATCAGTAGATGGATGTCTTTCTTTCATAATAATAACGTGGTTCATTAGTTTTTGATATATATCCTCTTTGGTACACTCAGGCTTCCAATAAGTTTTTCTGCCCGCTCTAAGTTTGTGATTACTTGGTTTAAAGATAGAAGAAATTTTATTAACAATGAACCCCCGGCGAGAATTATTATATTTAAATTCACCATAAATTTTTCTCCCATCATGTTTATTTTTGTAACCCACATCTATGGTCTGTACATACTATATTTTAAAGTAAGTTCTTGACCTGGTTCTATTTTAGCTGTGGTTCTTAAAGTCCATGAAAAAATATTTCCATCAGGTTTAGATTTTACTCTCTCACAATTTGGTGTATCGCTATGATTAATAAAGCCACCCAATGGAGTCCTAATTAAAATTTTTGGACTCATTGCATCTTTCTCTACTTCATAGTGAGTGATACCTAAATCAGTTTCAGTC